TCGTAAGGCTAAAGCAGTACGCAAGACCCAATCCCGCAAACGCGGAAAGAAGTAAGAGGACCCAATGAGCAAAATCAAAGACAGCAAGATTGGCAATCTATCCACCACGCTCGCCGTGCTTTTGGAGAAGTTGCAAGACCGCATCTCGGTTGTTGCAGCCCACGACCGCGAGACGCGAGAAGAACTAACTCAAGTTGAGACCACGCTATCGCAGTTAGTTGAGAAAGCAAACCAGAACCTTCGCGACAACGCGACCGGAACGACCAAGGCGCTGAACGCGTTGAAGGACAGCACGCAGGTTGCGTTCGATGCCGTCCGCGAAGATATGAGCAAGGTGCAGACCGCGCTCACCAAGTTTAACTCTCGCATCTCCGCTTTGGAAGGCCAGAGTAGAACAGATGTAGAGAACATCTATAACGTTCGCTCATCGTTGAGCGGCGTGCTAGCCCGTCTGTCGAAGTTGGAAGCAACAGGCCAGCCGACCAACTCAACATCATCATTGGAAGTCGAATTGAAGGCATTGTTAACTCGCTACGGCTACCGCGCAGATTCAGTCGGCGTAAAGAAGACGACTTATTTGCCGATTCACAGCATCGTAAAGCATGGTGGTCTCGGTGCTCTACCGATTTCAGGTGGTAGCGAGGCTATTGAAATCATGATTAGCGGTTCGAAGCCGCTAACCTCGTGACCGAAGAATTGAAGGCTTTCGATGAGCAGAGAAAACATAATCCACGAAGAGAAAGTGGACAACAACACCCACCGTCTGACGTTCGAGAATAAAGACGGCTATCGAGTATACGAGTATAAAGGCGCTTCCGCGAGAGCGGTGCGTCGCGGGAGAGACCCGCAAGGATTAACGGGCGGCAGACTTGTACAGCACACCCGAGAAAACCCACATGAGTAAGTTAACGTACAGCACGACCAGCAACCCGGACGACTACAAGCCGACATACGGCGACCCAAAGGTTACTGCGGCAAACGATGTGGCCCTTCAAAAGGAGCCACGCTTCGGTGCGAAGCAAGGAATCCTAGAGACTCAGAAAGAAGTCGGGGGTCAGAGCTACCCCGGACGACCGTTGCCGAAGGCAGAAGCGGTTACCACCGCTGAAGTTAAGACAGGCGTAACGACCAAGTGTGTTCAAATACAGACTGGGGATAATCGTTACGCGATTAATACTCACGTAGAAAAGAAGAAAGAGTTCGGCAGCAATAACTAAATTTAAAGGGGACCTCATGGGAATCGAAGCAGATATCAAGGCAGTAGGTCACGACATCGTCGTAGACGCGGAAGCGGTCGCGACGAAGGTCAAGACCGACGCGGAAGCCATCTTCGCAAGAACGAAGGTTGAAGCCGTGGCAGTCGAAGGCACGCTTGCGCAGGAGTTTGCGAAAGTAAAGACGACCGTGGAAGCACACGCGGTAACCCTCGCAGCCAAGGTTGAGTCGGCGTCGAAGTCGGACCTCGCAGCCGTGGAAGCGAAGATTGACGCTCTCATCGCAAAAGTTGGTATCAAGCTGTAATCAGATTCGGGGGCACGGGTCCGAACCCCAGTGCCCTCAAAAATTATTTTAAGAAAGTGCTTGACAGAGTTTGAAGGCAATGGTAAACTGTCTTTGCAATGGTGAGCGAGGCGAAACCGTTTGACGCAGCGGACTGTGAATCCGCATAAGTGAGTTAGATTCTCACCGCCCACCCCATTTTAGAAAGTAGGGCTATGTTTGATAGTTACCTCATCTTCAAAAGGCCAACGATGGCGACACCCCCAGAAGGGAGTAAGGCGAACCCGTCTCGACTGACGAAGTTGGTGGAGGCGAGAGAACAAGCCTTGAAGACGTTTGAAGTGCTGAAACCGGAAGTGCAGAAGCTGTATGAAGAACAACTCAGCCTGCTGGACGACGAGATCGAGAAGTTGATCGAGGCAGGGAAGCCGAAGGACGCATGGGGCCAAACAGTCGGTTAAAGTTCGCTTTCGCCAAGTATAACCGCCAGTACTTCCACGGCAAGTTGAAGATATCGGGCATCTGTTACGGGAAAATGAAGGACGTGTCCGGAGAGACGACCTTCTTCGACCGCTGTTACCCGACGATCACCATCGAGATCGGATTGAAGAATTTTCCCCGCCTATCTCGTTTGATCTTGCTTCACGAGATGGTGCACGTCAGTCTCCCGATAAGCGTGGGACACGGACCCAGATTCGAGCGCGGCATCCGTCGGCTGATTAGACTCGGGGCTTACAAAGGTTTGTTGTAAATAGTGCTTGATAAAGTTTCGAAGTTGTGGTAGTATATTTTTAAATCGAGGGTTCTGATAGTGGTAGTCTCCGGGCGTCGGAAGCCTGTGGCGGCTGTTCGATTCAGCCATCCTCGACCAGATTTACAGATGGGGTGTAGGGGAATTGGTAGACCCGCTTGGCTGTTACCCAAGAGTCCTCAAAGACACCTGCACGTTCGACTCGTGCCGCCCCAGCCAATTTCTACGGAGATGTGGAGGAGAGGCCGTCCTCGGTTCCCTGTCACGGAACAAATCGTGAGTTCGAATCTCATCATTTCCGCCAAGTTTTGCAGTACAAGTTTCGGGGGTTAGGGTAGTCTGGCTTATCCCGCTCGCTTTGGAAGCGAGAGATTCATTGGTTCAAATCCAATATCCCCGACCAGTCTTATAAGAGATGACTCTCGGTCTCGGTTCTGTCCCACTGGGATAATCGCACCCGCCGCGCGTCGAACATGTTGTACAACAGTGAGTCAAACGGTCACCGCGACGGCGGCCTGACTCGGCCTCGTGCACTGGTAAGGGGCATACACTCACGGTGGCTCGCTGAAAGCGTCCACCCGAAGCGCCATAAGGGGCAGGCGCGTTGACTAAATATGCCCTCGGATTTAGATTTGTTGCCCATCTCTTGAAACTGATTTTTATGGGTGACTCGACGCGAAGACAGCAACAAGAGAGCGCGTCGATGGTTTCCATTCCCTGCTGCCGGAACGCATACGGAACGCGCTTAGAACGCGTCGCTCGCAAGAGATTGGGGGTTCAAGTCCCTCGCGGGGAACCAAGTTTGATGCATCAAGGTTCGGGGGTGCTGCAAATCCTTGAGAGGGGTTCCAGTTTACGTTCGGTTGGTCCAACAGACACGACGGCGGTCTACGAAACCGCAAATCAGAGTGCAAGTCTCTGACTGAACTCCAGTTTTAATCCGCTGCTTCGCGCTCCACCAATCTTCCCGGGAAAAGACCCGGGCGCTGTCGCTCGCGCGACTCTGGGCCTTGCGTAAAGTTGCCCACCAATTTTCCGCTGAGGCATCATCGCACGCTAGTTCAATGGTGCCAGACCTCGGCGAAGTTTCTGTTGCCTGCTCGCCAAGCGGTCTAAGGCATCTGGCCTACACCCAGACACCGGGAGTTCGAATCTCTCGCGGGCAACCATTTTGGGGCCATCGCCTAACTGGGATGGCACTTCCTTTGCAAGGAAGAACAATCGGGGTTCGAGTCCCCGTGGCTCCACCATAATCGATTCGTCCAGCAGCTAGGATGCTTGCCTGATTAGCGAGAGACCAAGGTGCGAGTCCTTGATCGATTACCAATTTTCAATTGCGGTGTACAGTTCTGGTGAACTGGACAGTCTCATAAACTGTATAAAGGTTGGGTTCGATTCCCACTTCCGCAACCAATTTAAGGACCACCAATGAAAAAGGTCACGCGAGAAGACTGGATGTTTGTCATGTACATCATCCGTGCCTTCGGCGCTTTGATGACCGGCATTGGAACACTAGTTCTGTTGTTGAGAAGGCATTAAAAGTTTCTGAGCGGCTGTGATGTTAGCGGCCAGCATGTCTGCCTTGGTAAGGACATCGTCGGGGTTCGATTCCCTGCTTCTGCTCCAGTTTCAAAGCCGAGTTCGTCTAACAGCAAGACGGTGAGCTTGTACCTCACAAACGCATGGGCAGCACGTGCACACGGCTCCAATTTTAAACAAAGCACTGTTGGTCCAGCGGCAACGACTCCGCTTTCGTAAAGCGGCAACTTCCGTTCAAATCGGAAACGGTGCTCCAAGTCTTGTCTCACGTGCCTAATGTCTGGCGATGTTTGTCGTCGTGACCCGAAAGGGATATGAGAAGCAGAAGACAAGGTTTTCAAAGCGTGGTTAGTTTAGTGGCAGAACGGGACGTTGCCAACGTCCGGGCGCGATTTCGATTATCGCACTACGCTCCAGTCTTTCCTGAGCAGAATCAGTACGAATTGAAAAGGCTTCGTTTAGGCGTATCGACAAACGCCATAAAATTTTGTAGCTACAACGGGGAGTGCTGCAACACTCCCCACTAATTCCTTTGCAGAGGAGAACATGATGCTGAGACAGAGAAATTCTAAGAAACAGGGTGATGTAGGTCTTGGTCTTGCTATTGCATACTTCACGGGTCTTGGTTGCACGGTATCGATTCCATTGACCGATAGCCAAGCGTATGATTTGATTATAGACGACGGCATCATCAAACGCGTGCAAGTGAAAACATCTACATGCCGAAAGAATAGCGGATCATGGTCAGTAGAGATGAGAACTAAAGGTGGCAATAAAAGCGGAGAGCGTGTCAGCAGTTTTGACCCAACCGCAGTTGATATAGTATTCATTGCAACACAGAGTGGTGAGCGCTACTTGATCCCAGCAGATAGAATCAACTCGCGCTCATCGTTCACTGTCGGACTATCGACAGCAGAGTTTAGAGTTTAATGGAGCAGCGGCGAAGTTGGAGGGTCGCGTCTGTCTGTAAAACAGAAGGTCCTTGTGGCCACAGAGTGTTCGAATCCCTCCTCCTCCACCAGTTTCTACAGACTGCAAGTGTTACGGTAGCACTTCCGGCTCCAACCCGGCGAGAGTGGGTTCAATTCCTACGCGGTCTGCCAATTTTGAAATGCCGAACATGGGCTCCCATCAGGGAACGGCAGCAGTTCTACTTGTGCGCCATGCCAACACAAGCGGAGACACATGAATCTTCCGAAAGTTCTTCGTAAGTTTCCGTATTGGTATCTGATTGCGATACCTGTTCTGTTGACATCCATGGGTATAGCCTCTAACCAGGCTGTGCTGGTGGCTAACCACGGTAAGTTCCCCGTGATGTTGAACCAGACATGGAAGGATCACTTCTGCCGTCTAGGACCTGACGAAGACGCCTCGGATTACATCCCAGCGTCCTGCAAGGTCGGCGGCGAGATGCTAGACGACGTGCATAGCGTCATGGGTCCTAACTCGCACCTGAAAGTTCTTGCGGATATCTTCCCTCTAGGGCATGATATCTTCAGCATCGGCGACGGATTGATTAGTCTAGGGTTGTGGCTTCTGACCTTTACACCGATTGCATGGTTGTTTTTGACTTTGAAGAAGTTGGCGGCACTGATACCATAATGCAACATCACGCACAACATCAAGAGCATCAAGAAGTTCGACACGAACGACAAGACGAAAGGCACGAGCGACACAACAACCGTGGGCGTAGAGACCCCCGCACCTTCGACCGTGACACACATCATAGAATCGACAGCCGACGTTATGTCGGCAACGATTTGGAAGTACAGTTCGAAGGTTACTGGTTCGGTTGCAGGTATTGGCCAGCCTGGGTGTTCGACCAAGACGTGTACGTCGTAATGGGACCGAACAATGTTTGGTTCGTTTACGAATACGGGAACCCAGCGGTATTCCTTCAAGTAAGTTTAGTAGATTAATCTTAGTGGCGAGCCAGACTGTTGCGGGAAACCGAGGAACTTCTGGACACGACTAAACGCTGAACCATGGAAGCTGTGGGACGTGAAAGCGTACGAGTAAGGCTTCGTAGTCGCAAGACTCATTCAAGCGAAGTAACTCTCTTCAGGTGCAAGCCCAAATAGGACCGGAGCGCTCGTTTAGCGTGATGAAGGTCGGGTAGGGTGCGAAGACGGATAACAGTCAGCCGCAAGGCTACAGAATCCAGGGTATCAGTTCGCCTAACTAAGACGCAGAAGAATGACAGAGTGGAATTGTGCCGCTTTGCTAAAGCGAGGCTAACCTGAAAGGGTTACCGGGGTTCGAATCCCTGTTCTTCTGCCAAAATTTTTAAGGAAGATTCCGTCCGTGGCGGGCAATCGGTCTTGAACACCGAGGCTACCGAAAGGTAGGGGTTTCGATTACTCACTCTTCCTCCATCCTTGTTTGGTGTAGAGGTAGCACTCCTGTTTGAAACACAGGCAGACAACGCTCGATTCGTTGAGCAAGGACCAATTTTCTGATGGCAGTTCGTCTAATCGGTAGGACAAAGAGCTTTGACCTCTTGAATTTTGGTTCGAGTCCAAAACCGCCATCCAATCGTCGAGTCGTTGGTCGGGTACTTTGAGGAAGCAGCGCGATGTAACCTCGAAGGAAAAAGACCCCATCGCCTTAGTGGGGACGACTTTTATTTCTGTTGCCCGATCATCTAATCGGTAGGATAGTGGCCTCTGAAGCCACGCATAAAGGTTCGAGTCCTTTTTGGGCAACCATTTTTCAGGAGACACATGGCTACAACCAACCCTTTACTCGGTGAAGTCAAGAGCGATGGTACGCAGGACGTCCTTCACGTTAAGGACGAAAACGGCAACATCGTATTCGGATTAGACGCAACGGGAACACCTTTTCCGGTCGCCCGTGTAAGCGCTACTCAATTAAATCTTTCCGGGTCAACCAGCGGCTCCGCAGTAATGCAAGCGGCTGCTGTGGCCGGAAGTCCGGCTCCAATCGTTCTACCCCTGACCACAGGATTAGCTGGGCAGCTTCTGTCTACCGATGGCGGCACTCCTCAGCAGACTTCTTGGGTTCCTGCTAGCGGTGGCGGCTCCGCAGTCCAGACCAAGCGAGTCAGCGCGGGCACAATCGGCTCCGCTCTAATCTCCTTGCCTATCACGATCAACTGGTCGACACCATTCGCTGACAATAACTACACCGTGGTGGCCCAGGCCGTTATCGGAGAAGCTACCAGCGACGGCGCAGTCACCAGCATAATCAATATCGCTTCATTGGAACTACTCGCGGGCGGCGCAGGTGTAATTGTCACCGTCGCGAACGCAGACTCTATTCCCCATTCGGCTGTCATTCACTTGATGGCAGTTCACGATTAAGATTCAGGAGATACGATGGCTACAGTCACTTCGCAACTATTAACGGCAGCAAATTACGCGCTCCTTGCTGCGGCAGGCATTACAAATTCCGGCTCGACAGTCATTAAGGGCGGCAATGTCGGTTCATTCCCGACCACATCGATCACCCCCGGTGCTTGGGTGCTCATCCCGCCCAGTGTTATCGATAACGCCGACGCTCATCAAGCAAACCTAGATGGGCTCGCCGCTTACAATTTCTTTTCCGCACTAACCTTCGTTTCGCTGTCAGCATCCTCTGCAAACCTTTCCGTTCTCGGAAACGGTGGTACCGCTTCGACTTACCTTCCTGGCAACTACTCCGCTGGCTCAAGTATGGACATCCCGACATCTATCACACTAGATGCGCAGGGAAACCCTAATGCTGTGTTCATATTCAAGTCGGGCAGTACTGTCACGTTGGAGAGCGGCGCTTCTATTCTTCTAGCGAACGGCGCAAACGCAAACAACATCGTTTGGTTGGTGGGCAGTTCTCTTACAACCGTCTTCGCAGGCGTGTCTGTGTTTAACGGACAAGTTCTAGCCAACACGTCTATCACGTTAGGCGGTGGAGTATTCAATGGTCGCGCACTAGCAGGACTAGTCACCAGTTCAGGCGCTATCACTATCGCGACAGCATTGACTATGACCACCTCTCCTTCCGCAAGCAACCCGACCACGGCAGGCGGACAAGCGCAGGCATTGATCGCGTCTCAACCGGGACAGACATTCCTGCAAGCGTACCCTCAAGTTACACCGGGTGTCGCGGGTCCTCTCGACCTTGATCTTCTTCAGATCATTGACGAGGGCGGCACGGTTCTTTCAAACGTCGATTACACGGGCGCAGTCCACGGCGGCACCGGCAGTTTCGCGGCCAGCTTCCCGTTGACCTCTGTGGCGGTTAGTCAGTTTGTATTAACTTCCGTCGCGTTGTCTACCTTCGCGGTCGCATCCGTGGTTGCATCAACGGGCGTGTACACGGGAACCTTCCCGAGCGGTGGTTCTAACGCATACGTTGGTCAGACTGCGGAAATCCTCGGCTTCACCAACCCAGGCAACAACGGCTCAAAGGTTATCACGGCTTCAACGACCACCACGATCACTGTGGCAGTCGGCGGTCTAACCGATGAGAGCGCATCGGCTACCGCGTCGATTACCGGCTTCAGCACGGCGACCTACAACGGCACGATCACGGGCGGCGCATCGAACGCTTATCTAGGATGCAACGCAGTCGTAGCAGGATTCACAAACGCTGGCAACAACATAACGTTTGCGGTCACGGCTTCCACTGCAACCACATTGGTCGGTCTACTAACTTCGCAGGTGACCGAGACTCACGCGGGCACTGCTCAAGTTGTGGGCGTATCTCTCGCAACTTACACAGGCACAATCGCAGGCGGCGCGTTGAACGCACTCGCCGGTCGCAACGTCAGCTTCTCGGGTTTCGTAGCGTCATCCGGCGCAAACAACGTGGCGAACGCCATCGTCGTAGCAAGTACGGCAACCACCTTGGTAGTCGTAACGACTGCGCAGGTCGCAGAGACCCACGCAGGGACCGCTACATTGACGGCAGCTTTCACACCAACGTACGGCGTGCGTCTTGGACAGTATTTCACCAGACTCACATCGGGTGCAACCATCGCTCAGTTGTTCAACGATGCATTCACCAACCCATCGTTGCTCGACATCGTTCACATCGTGAACCTCGGTGGAAACGTCTCATACGTGCTCGACCACAACGGAGTGGCATCGGGGTCCTAATGACGAAGAAGCAATTAGAGGAGAAGGTCGCGCAACTTGAGAAGATCGTGATGGACTTGCAGTCGCAGGTTCTCACTCTATCATTTCGCTCGACTTTTATTCCGGCAGCATCTCCGATTCAGGCACCTTATACGGCTCCAAACACACAGCCGTGGCCCGGGTATCCGAATCCATATATCGGAGACTTCCCGAGCGATTACCGCACGGTCACTTGTGTTGGGTCGCAGTCAACACAGAGCAGATAACAATTTTCTCCCATCTTGGGGAAATAAGCGCGAATCGGTAGCACGATCAAACCGTCCGCTTACCTCCTCTGGGTATTGGCTTAAACGTCGTACTCCGGGGATAAAGGAAAGCAAAATGATTATCAATGATTTTCAAGTAAACGGTTTGTTCCCGTCAGTCGTATCGGCTGCGGTCACCACCGCTCAGTATTTCCCGCGCATCCTCGGCACCAGCATTGGCGTCCAGAGCGTGGCACCGTCCGCATCCTCGGCTGCTGGTCAGCTAGTGGTTCCGGGCAACAACGAGCTTAACGGACAGTGGTTCCAAGTTCTCGTTGGCGCAACATTCTCGCCGGACGCTTCCGACTCATCGGCGACCGGCACGTTGGAACTAGTTGCGAACACCGGCACCATCTTGACCCCGATCTACACCGTGGTCGCGACCGCAACAACTGCGGCTCCAGCGTTCGCAGGCTCGCAAGACGTAGCACTCAAGGTCAGCATGTACGGCACAACCAAGTCGGGCATCGTACAGGGTTCGTACACTGGTGTGAAGGGTGGCGTTTTGATCGCTGCTACCACGCTCACCAACAACCTGTCGGGCATCAACTTCGGTCAGGCCAACCCGCCGAACTTGTCGAACCCGCTCAACCCGACCAACCCGTTTGGTCTAGTTGTCCGTGCGACATTCAGCAGCGCAGTAACTTCGCCGCTGTTGAACGTGGCTCGCTTGTACCAGTTCCAGATCGCGGCTGATTAAGTCTTTAGGGGCGGCATAGCAGCGTCGCCCTTTCTTCTTCCCTGTTGGCTGGGGCGCTCGCACAGAGCGACCACCACGGGTTAACGGGTGAAATCCCCGACAGCCTCGTTACAGTCTTGGCAAATTTTCTTAGGAACCCTGATGGCAACTGATGCTGAACTAACTATTTTAACAGACATAAAACAGAGCATCGGGCGCATCGAAGGCACGTTAACTGCGACTGTTGCGGCGCACGATAAGCGCTTCGAGGCAATCGAGGCCGACGTCAAGTCGAAAGACACGCGCCATTTTGTCGTCTCAGCTTGCGTCATTCCGATTGTCACCGGCCTGCACTATCTAGCAAATAAAGTCGGCATCAAGGTTTAACCATGCCAGCAGAATCCAAGGCACAGCGCATCGCGATGGCGATTGCGGAGCATCATCCGGAAGAACTTAGCGCGAAGAACGCGGGTTTGAAGGATATGACGCACCAGCAACTGCACGACTTTGCGTCCACGCCTGAGAAGGGTCTGCCACAGCATGTGCACAAGAAGGCATCTTATAAGACCGCTCGCGCGGCAAGGAAAGAGTCATGAGTGAAGCACCTATGGGTACGAGCGGCGGAGCAGCAGACGGACCAGAGTCGACGTTGCGCAACGGCAGCAAGCCGAGCGGTAACGGCGGACTGAAGGCACCGGGCAACAGCCAGGGCAAGACCGAGAACACGACCTCGGACGGTGATTCTAACTTGGAGTCTCTACGCCAAGGTTCGAAGCCGAAGCCGGAAGCGGTCAAGGAAGTTACTTATGGCCAGTCCGCGCTCGCATCCGCACGCGCTCTCTACAACGAGACCACGCACGGCCAGAACCCAGCCAGTTACCCTGATGCAGTTTAAGTGCATCTGACTATTCTAATAGTCTGGAAACGCATTCAACTTCAGTGGGCATTGTTTAAAAACAAGTTAGGGCTTTATAACTAGTTTTTCCAGTGAAGGGAAGAACCGACTGAACAAGAGCGGTCGGCGCACCCGAAATTGATCTCGGACTAGGGCTAACCCCTTTTCTTACCTAACCACTCCACCCAGGAGCGGCCAGACGGCACCTTCACTGGACTCTTGATTTCCCAGGACTGACATGAGACAGTTTGAAAATACCCCATACAGTATGGCTGGTATAAAGAAGGAACCTGTTTTGTATTTAGTTCGTCACGGTGCAACCGTAGACGACGACACATATAGCGGACCTACAAATCCTAAACTTACTGAGCAAGGTCGCAAAGAAGGGGCACAAGCGGCAGCGTTTCTTTCCGGTCGAAAAACTGGAGACATCGTCTCATCAGAGATGGATAGAGCAAAAGAAACAGCAAGTATCATTGGCAAGGTACTTGGAAAGAAGACATCAACCAGAAAAGATTTGGACTCCCTTGATGTGGGTGCAGTCTCTAAAATATCTGATAAAGATGAGGCCGACCGAATCATTCAACACCATAAGGACAACCCCCACGAGACTATTCCCGGTGGTGAGTCTGTGAACCACTTCGATCAACGTGTCGAACCTGAGTTGATGAGGGGTATCGAATCTTACTATCGCACAGGAAAACCTCCAATCTTTGCAGTTCATCACAGCATCGAACACGTAGCTGGAAAGGTTTTCAACAACGATATGGATTCAGCATTGACCGACCCCGGTGGAGTCATTGCAATTTATCCGACAGAGTCGGGAAATTTTGAGGCTATCCCAATCTTCAAACGGGAATCTCCTCATAGGAAATAACATGAAGAAGAAGCACCCTTACAGTCACACCGTGGTTGAACATCACAAAGACGGTTCACACACAATTCATCACATCCATGAAAAACATAACCACGTTCACACTGCGCCAGAGAAAGAAGGTGATGTGAAAGGCGGCGCGGGCGACCACGACTCGATGATGGACCACATGATGGAGCACACATCGCAGCCGAACCCAGGCGAAGGTAACGACGAAGCTAACCAGCCGATGGCAGCAGCAGGCGCACCGCCAGCAGCCGGGGCACCTCTCGCAGCGGGCGCACCGCCAGCCGCAGGAGCTTAATCATGGCCGAGCACAAAGTCTCACGTCATCGTCTCGTGTTGCACCTCCGTAAGGGCGGGCTTCATGACGCATTACACATCCCCCAGGATCAACACATCCCGGCAGACCGTTTGAGTGCCGCGAAGAATTCGCCAAATGAGCATGTCCGTAAGATGGCTCAAATGGCAGCAAACATGAAACACTGGAAACACTAATGCAAATGCCCGGGTGGGCGACATGGGTCGCTACGAAACTTGGTAGCATTCATCGTGAGAATGCGAATGATACTTTAAGCTGGGGTCGCTGCGCGAGCAGTGCTGCTCTCGTATTTGCTATGAGTGTCGTAGGTTATTCTGTGTTTCATAATCACGTTTGGCCCTCTGCTTGGACAGACCTCGGCGGATTCATTATCGCGCCGTATACCGCAAGCAAGGCAGGTACCACGATTCAAGCATTCGCGAATAAGGACAACAAGATATGAGCACGCCACCGAACCCGCTAGACGCCGCAAAGGCAGCACTGAAGAACGCCAGCAACTTTGGTCAACGCGACACCGGGAACAAGAAAGTGGGTGACCCAACCCCACCTCATCGCACGTCTTCGGCCCCAATCACATATCACGCGGCGCACCCAGATAACGTACCAACAGTTAACGACGAATTGAAGGCTAAGGCCGACAACGTCAATCAATACGTGAAAGCATCACAGCAATAACCAATAGAGGTTGGACATGGGACTAACACCTGCACAGCGAAAGCAACGTCAACGCGCAAAAGAAAGAGGACTCCCGGACCCGTTTGGCCCAGAGTACGTCGCGAAGATTGAAGCCGAGCAAAATGTGCATGCGGAAATGTCCCAAACACGTGAGCAGAATCTTGCATGGGCGCAAGAGCAGGATGCGCTTGGCACATATTATCGTAGCGAATGCCGCCCATTGACCACCCTTTTACAAGTTTATGAGGGTCGTGGTCTTGAAATCATTGATGAGACTAATGAGGCAGCGCTAGCAGAAAAGGCTAAGGCCGACAGCAAGAAACCGTCGAACCTCCCGATTCCGTTCCTGCAACCAATTAAGATTCGCGCTATAGAAATAGATGGCAAGCAAATTGCCCCGAACGATAAACGGCACCGTAAAACGTTCGAGGTTGATGGCGTGCTCTCATTCGAGCGCTGGCTTCAATACCGAGACAAGGCCCGCAAGGACCTGTTCTGGTTGGGGCGACTGCTGGAGAAGAGTCTATTTCGCGACACCCATCAAATCATCTGCGATGCCTTTGTGCAGAAAGATTTTGACGGATTGTACTTCCCAGATTACACTTTTGATGACTCGCATGAAGCGATTGGTGCGCAGAAACGTTACGCGGCAGATGGCACACGTACGAACACGATGATGTTGTTTGCTCCTCGTTCAGGTTTTAAGTCAACCATCGATGGTTTGGATGCGGCACAGTGGATGCTGAACTGTCCCGATATTCGTATCATGATTATGACTTCGGTCAAAAATCTTTCTGAGCAGTTGATGGGAGAAATTAAAGGGTATTTTTATCTCCCTGATAGAGGTACGCCAACCGCGTTTCAAGTGTTATTTCCTGAGTACATCTTGCGCGGTGTTGATGGGCGTAGTTATCAACCAATTTTCTGCCCAGCACAGATGTTTAATGCGAAGGAACCGCACGTCTGGGTTACGTCGCTCGATTCGTCTTTCGTTGGCCAACGTTGCGATATTCGCAAACTGGACGATATTGTAGAAGATAAGAATTCTGCAGACGAAGAGCTTCGCGAGAAACTGAAAGAAAAAATTAAAGCTACCAACGCGCTTGTTGAAGATTGGGGCAAGACAGACATCATTGGCACCCGTTATTTCACGACTGATTGGTATGGGTGGCGTATGGGCCAAGCACCCGACCCGAACGACCCAGAGGGAGATATCGGAACGGAGCCGTTCGCTTACTTATGCATCCCGTGCTACACTCCTAAACCGGGATTCGAAGTTAGGTATCAGCAGTTACTAGATAAACCAAACGGTGTCTTCGAAATTACTGAAGACATGGTTGACCTTTGGTTTCCTTACAAATTGCACTGGTCAAACCTTCGCACGAGATTGCGTGAGTACAAGGAACGTGGGTTCAAGAATCAGTACTTGAATATTGCTACCGACCCAGAAACACTTAGCGACTTAATAGTGCATTTCGATAAGGAAACACTTCGTAGTCACACGTATCAACTATCGGCAGCGCCTACTTCAGGTCCGACCATCGTTACTGTTGACTGGGCTTACACAGCCAATCGACAATCTGACTTTTCATCCATAGCCGCTATTCGCCGTCACACGCGCGAGGACCTGACGCAGGAACTTATCGTTCTAGATGTTTGGTGCAACAAGTGGAAGGCATCAGACCTAGCACTTAAGATAGTGCTATTTTTGCGACAATACAAACCGATTCAAACACTGATTGAAAGAGCACCGGGAGCAGATTTGCTTGAACTAGCAATTAAGGCACAAGCAAAACACCTCGGGTGTGAGGAACTTCTGAATACAATCAGATTTGTTCCTGTTGATAAATCAGCAAACGCGAAGGCAAACCGCATCAAGTGTTTGGAAATCTTGCTCCAAGATGACCGTCTTCACTTCGTATCTGGGTCACACATTGATGAACTGTATAGACAGTTTGAACGGTTCACAGGCGAAACCAACAAGGGTCGTAAAGACGACATCCCCGATGGTATCGCGATGGCCGCTCGTACTCTTCCACCCAACACCTTTGTACACTTGAAGGTGAACGAGGAAGACGAACGTATACGGCAAGAAGAGGAAGACAAAGCGTACCGAAAGGCCCGTCATTACGAGATGTATTACGGGCAACGCATCCGCACTCAGAAAGAGGGCGGCAACTCTCAAGCGCCGAAGTTGAGTCAGTGGAGACTAGGCTATCAAGCCGATGTCCCTCCGACCCCAACCTCGGAGCCAGCAATTGAAGAAGCCAAACCCCAAGACCCGCGTATGCGCATTTTTGGCAACAACCGGGCCTTTAGACTTTAGACAGCCCCACGCCGGGGCACGCGAAGACACCTTAATCGGTGGCACGCAATGTCAAGGAAGAAATAATGAGCGACGAAGATGTACGCGTAGAGGCCCTTAATACGGAGCCTGCTGCGGAGATTACAACCGAGAACACTTATCTGGACTCGGATACGAACACGATACAGTTCGAGAACGCCGCTGCAATTAAACTCGTCCTTGACAACACGGAACTTGCGGACAACTTCATAAACATTAACCAGTGGGCCAGCGGTTGGACGATGTCCGACTTGCTGTACCAATCGCCAATCTCGACATCATCATTCGACGGCGGACAAGACGTTGCGAACTCGGCAGTGCCGAAGTTCATGGTCTCGAACCATATCAGCAGCATCGTGCCGAAGGTTATGGGCGGCATCTTTTATGAAGACCCGTGCTTCCTTTTGCGCCCTGCTCCGGATGTAAGTCAGAACGTAATTGATGCGAAGACAGCGATGTTCACCTTTCAACTCAAGGCAATGCGCTTTGAAGAGGAAGTTGAGCGCGGCCTCGAACAAATGGCATTGCTTGGCACTGCGATTTGGAAGTGGGGCTACACCGAGTACGACAAGACTGTCAAGAAGTATAAGCGTTATGCGCCGAAGGCACATGTGCCAGATGGCCTTGAAACAACGCCAATTGACACACCAGATTCAGATGATTTTGAAATCGAGTTTTATACAAAGAAGGTGTCGCATCCGTGGTTAAAGTTTTGCGACATTCGAACTGTGCTTGTGGACCCCGGTCTCCGTGTCGGTGATATTCGCAATGCACCGTGGGTAGTCTATCGCGATTACGCCTCATATCAAGACTTGAACCGCCTGCGCGGGCAGGAAGGGTATGAAATCCCGGAGGAATCACTTCTCCGCGCGATGTTCAACAAGGCAATCGGGGCAGACCCAGACAACATCTCAATGACCATCCCGGAAGGGATGATGGGTTATTTGCAGCACGCGTTCCCTCGCGCACGTAAGACCAGCGCGGACCCGAACCGTAATCCGATTGAGTTGTTGGAGTATTGGGATGCCGAGAAAGTAATCGTCGTTCTACACTACAACGGCCATAACATTTTGATTCGCAATGAAGCGAACCCGTACGGAAAGGTACCGTTCTACTCAGCGAACTGGCGTAACATCCCTGATAACTTTTATGGACAGGGATTGGGGATGCTTATCGGAAGCGAGCAAATCGTTGAGCAAGGGGTAACGAACCTTGCACTCGATCTTCTAGCTTACTGTTTGCAGCCCGTTGCCCTTCGAAAGAAGGGTATGAACGCGCCAACACAGAACACGAGATGGGAACAAGGCGGCATCATCGACGTTGATGAAGACGTTGAGAAGGCGTTCAAGTTCCTACAAATGCCCGCTCCACCGAGTGAAGCATTCCAATTCATTCAGCAGTCGCAGTCATCGGGTGCGTCCACCTCGGGCGCAAACGAGCAAGTCGTTCAAGGTGCAGGACACGCCGGAATCTCTACGACGGGTATGCGTTCAGGAACGGGAGCAGCGGCGGTTGTTCAAGCCAACGCTTCACGTCTGGATGGGCCAACAGGCCGCTTTATCCGTCAAGTATTCGAACCGTGGTTGCATCAGATGGACGATCTTGACAATGACTTGCTACCGACCAGTGTTATCAAGGAAGTGCTCGGAGAGAAAATCGGAAACGACTTCAAGGTAGATCACATCGATTACCGTAATTCGAAGTTCGAGTACGAAGTTCTCGCGGGTGCAAACCTCGGTGCCAAGAAAGAAATGGCACAAGCACTACCAATCATGATTCAGTTGCTTAACAACCCAGTATTCACGGCCAATGCCAATGATGCCGGGTATCAGTTCGACGCAGTTGCTATTTTCCAAGCGTTCGTTGACGCGGCTGGTTGGAAGTTCAGCCAGAAGTTCTTACGTGTAATGACACCAGAGGAAAAGAAGAAGCACGACGCGAACAGCCCAGCGGCAATGCAGCAAGCACAACAAGCAGCCGCAGACAAGCAACAGACAGCCAAGTTCCAGCAAGAACAGACGCTGGAGAACCAGAAGCAACTCGGAAAGGCTGGAAACGAAGCATTCCGTTCTTCTATCGAAAAATCTACTAACCCAGAGTTGTCGGGCGGACCAGACCAGACGCAAGGTTTCGGAGCCACGACAGCTTTATAAAAGACAATCTCCGGGGACGGGGCAACTCGTCCCACGGAAACCTTTAGGAAAACCCCAATGAGCGAAAACAGAGTAATACTAAGTGAGAACCTTACCTTTGAAGAAGGTATCGCTCTCGCGCAACTCGTGAACCAACCCGGCTGGAAAATTCTCGTACGCTTGATTGCAGAACGTTGCCGTCGCGCGACCGAGGCAGTTATCAAACTGGACCCCAGTACGGAGCGTTACGAGCAGACATTGGTTGGGTTGCAGACAACTTCGCGAGCTATGAACAAATTCGCGGCAGATGTTCTCGACTCCGTCAAGTTGCACCAACGTAAGGCCGTACAAGAGGCACAGCGAAAAGAGAAGCCAGCGGAAGAAAAACCGAAGGCCGCTCCTCGTTTTCGAATGCCGATGCCAGAATCCCCCGACGCAGTACCGGGACAGCAAGAGAATCAATCAAATTAAGCGGGTGACAAATGACAATCACAAAACCAGAAGTCCTAAAAATGGACTTCCCTGCCATCACGGCAGCAATTAAGAATCCGGAAACGAGCGCCGGAATGCAGTCTCTTCTACGCGACCGAGAAGTTGCGGTCTATGTTTCAGAGAAGATGATGCAGCATAAGCAGGCGTTAGAAGCTCGCGAGAACACCGCAGACCGTCTTGCTGCAACTATTCCTCCAACAACAGAAGAGTTGGCTGAACAAGCAAATGCGATGGTTGAAGAAGCGCCAACTGAAACGGTTACTGAAGAACCGCCCGTTCTTGCACCATCATTTACACCAGATTCCTCCGCTGAAGACGTTGAGTTTCGTGATAACGGCATTACGCCACATCGCGATGGACAAGGTAAGATTTATAAGCTCGTGCAGGAATATCAAGTTCGCGATGAGGATGGTACATCCATCGGTCGTCCAACACACTTGGAAGCCAAGAACCTTCTCGAACTTATGGGTAAGCAACGCAAAGCCCATGAAGAAGCCGTACGCTTCGGTTACCGCATGAAGAAGCAGAAGTTGCAATTCAAGTCAGATCAACCAAAGTCGTTGCTGACCCCTGAGCAGATTCAGGAAGCGGCCCGCATTGCATTGGAAGAGAAAAGCGGCGACAAAGCCGTTGATGTTGTTCGTGAGATTCTTCGCAATGACTTTGAGAAGCAGGAAGTTGAACTTCGTAATCGCATTGCTTTGGAAAACGGTCGTGCAATCGCCGTACAGTTCAAGATGAACCACGTCTACGACTACTATGATTGTGATGCGAATAAGAAAGCGTTGAAGGATTACTTCGACGCAAACCCAGACATTGAATTTACTCTCGACGCGGTTGAGTTTGCATTTCAAGACTTGACACGCGAGGGAAAACTTGTACCACTTCCTAACCGAGGTGGTCAGACACGAGTTGACGTTGCTGCTAATCCGGCACCGCCAACATCCTCAGCAGCCCCGGCAGCGGCAATAACCGCTCCTCCGATAGCCGCCGTGGAGACAGCACCAGTAGTACCCGTGGAGGTTCCGCCTAGCAGTCAAGCGGCACCGACCACAACGGTAACGACGCCTGCAGTAGCGGCCAATAACGCCGCGCCCGCTGCCCGTCGTCCGGGAGTAAACGGTGGCTTGCCACCGGGAACGTTGAGCGCACAACGCCCCGGAACGCCTGACCCGGCACTCACGAGGAAGGAATTCCTCCAGAAAGTTGCAAAAATGGACGGCAAAGTAATGGCACATAAGGTGAAGACGGACCCTCAATTCGTCAAGCAACTACGTGCCGCTGGCATCCAAGTTTGAACTTTCCAAACAACTAATTCACCAGCGCTAAGCGTTGAGACCGACTGATAGAGATAAACATGAGCGGACCTAATCCCTCAGCAGGAAACGTAGCAAACGTCCTAACGGCACAGGCAATCATTTTCGATAAGGAACTGATTCCGAACCTAAAGGGCAACACCAACGCATTCGTTGGAGCAGCAGAACGTCGCGTCCAGGGTCTTCACATGGGCGTGAACCGTACGTTCTTCCAGTACAACACCCTATCGGGTGACACTGTACAGAACGCAGATGGCACCGTGGGCAACCCGGAAGTCATCTCCCAGTTGTCGTCACCGGCACAAATCGGTGAGTGGAAAAACTAATTGTTCCACTTAAAACTCAACTATATCAAATTACCTCTTGACACTAACATAGCAATATGGTAGTATTAAGACGAGTTTGAGGAAACCTTAATGGAAAAGAAAGCGTGGCCGTATGTGGCCGGAATGCTAGATGCAGAAGGAACAATCCAAATTACTGTTCATAATCGACTGAACGGAATTATAGGACTGGGACTTCAAGTAATCATTACTAACACGGATAAGCGCATCATGGATTGGCTGGTTAAGAATTTTGGTGGTAAGTTTTATCGCCGAAAAAATAATCGAGGTTTTTCTACTCTCGATTCCCCGGACATCTATTTTTGGCACTTGTTTGGTAAAGGAAATCAAGAAGCGTTTCTACTAGGTATCCTGCCTTATATTACGGCAAAGAAACAAGAGGCGGTTTTGGCTCTTGAGTTTGCTCGTATGGCTGGATGGAGTAAGGAACGAAAACTTGAAATAGCAGAAGAGATTAAGTCTGCTAAGGTTAGTGATATAAACAAAGACAGAGCACAAGTATTACCAAAGTTCACACCCCAAGAAGCCTCTGCTTTCGTAGCAGGGCTATTTGACGGAGACGGCTCAATCGGAGTGAGTATAGAACTTACGCAGAAGAGATTTATTCTCGTGCGTTGGTTACTAGCACACTACGGCGGCAGGTTTGATGAGCGTAGTATGAATGGCGGTAAGACTTATTTTAGATGGCGTCTATCAGGTAGAAAAAACAAACACGATTTTCTGCTTGATGTGATTCCGCACCTAATCCTAAAAAAGGACAAGGCTAAAAATTTGCTTGCGTCTTTAAGAGCATCTGAACAAGGTTCCGCAACGACTGAAATGTTGAGCACTCTCTTACCTGAGAGTAAAGACACAGTCTGAACTTGTTGGTGACAGCAAGAGCGACCCTACAGAGATGTGGGAATCCATAAACACAATGCAACTACAGCAACTTTTCATCGTTCGCGATTGCAGCGGCGATTGACGAGCTTGTTGGCAACAGCGCAGTGGAACTCGGCTACCAAGCTGGGCAATCCATCAGCGAGTTGTACAGCGCGGTAGCAGACAGCGCGTCGGGCGTTGACAGTGCGGTTAACCAGAGCAGCTTGCTGGCATCACCGTACACGCTTGACCTAGGCACCATTCGTGAATTGAAGCAGCAACTTGTTTCAAAGAACGTATTGCCTTGCAAGCGCGGCATGTTCCTAGGCGCAATCAGCCCGAACGTGTTGGGTGATATCTACAACTCGACGACAGTGAACAACTCAATCGCCGACTTGTGGAAGTACGAAAACATGGACAAGTTCGACGCAATGGCGGGCAGTGACCAGAACAAGGTCATCGTCCTCCCAGGCACGAACATTGGTTTCATGCAGACCCCGTTCGTAACCACCACAGCTAACTACGAATCAACCGGAAAGATCGGATACCGTACCTACGTATTCGGTAACTACGCGATGATCGGCGTTTGGCTGCAGGTTCCGGGCGACACTGACCTCGATGACGGAGATTGGAAGACGATTGATTGCCGTGTCGTAACAGACGCGCCAGCATCATCGTTTGACCCGGTTTCAACCATTGGTGGATAAAGAGTACTGTCCACGTTAAATTTTCTCTAATTGAC